CTGGGCCATTGTCGTCTCACACAAGCGCCTAATGCGTACCTTCTCAGCAAGTTCCGGGTATTCATCGATGAATGAAACGTTTGAATAATCAGGGTCATTTTCCATGATTTTGATTATAGCGGATGGTAAGGGTATTTGACATACTGGATTTACATTACATAATAACATTGACCAAAATTTACACCATGTGGCTGATGGGAGGGTAACGCACATTGACGATAGAAAATTTACACCCCCCCACCCTGCATTCGCAACGCAACCTGACGACGCTCATGCCGTGCCGTTCGTCGCCCGTCAAACATAATGCAAACACATGATGTGATGTATATATTGTCCACACGCACGCACGCTAACAGAGGTCAGCCATTCCCGAACGTCGTAAAATGTATATTGTGCGACGTTACCCAACAGGGGTCAACACGCTTACGCATGACACGCTATACATTGTCTAGTGTTGTGATGTGTACATTTGTGCCACCAAATTTTGGGTATTAATAAAAAAAGTTTTTTATTGGTCAACAACGCTGTTTCTTTTTCTTTTTTTCTAATAGAACATAATATATGTCTACATCCTAAAGGGTACTTTATGACTAAATGTCGCATTCTTGTGAAACGGGGGTAGAGAGCCATATATTATATAATGTTTTCTTGTGCCACGCAAATACACAAACATATGTCTACAAATCGTCATCCCGTTTTTTTCTGACCTCTGTAAAGTGTTGTAGTCTGGTCAACAGTACCCCTGTTAAAATAAATATGTCTACAACTCACCACCAAAAAGCTTGACATAATTCGTTTCATTTGGTACTATGAGGACATCGAAGCAATTAGGACGCATCGAAAGCAAGCCGGGGACTTTACAACTACTGGCACCAAACCGAACACACTAACATAAACGAAAGAGGGCATCATGGATGATATAGATTTCATCGAACAGGACATTATAAAAGTTAAAAAATCAGCGCACACTCGCAAAGTCGAAGGCAAAAAGATACGAGTTCGCTCGTCAGTCGAGAAGGCTAGAGACGATTACAAGCTTGCAAAGCGTGAGCACAAAAACCGCATTAAGGCTATAAAAGCTCAGGCACGTTTGAACGCTCGCATCGCACGCAACAACGTGAAGGCTCACCGAAATATGATTGCGACAGCTAAAACAACTTATAAAGCCATCAAATTGGCAGGGAAATAATTGACATGGACAATAAAGAAACTTTTAGAGCATTTTTAGAAGCTAACAGAGATAACTTTGACCTATTCCGTGACCTCGTTTCAGAGGTGAATGGTTGGGACGGTTCACTCGAATCATATGAAGTATACGAATTTGACGACGATTTCTTCAATACTTATTTTGAGGGTAAACCCGAAGAAGCTGCACGAGCAACATTTTTCGGCAAAATCGAAAACTGGAACGATGAATATATCCGTTTTAATGGTTATGGCAATCTTGAAAGTTTGAACGATTACGCTTATGAAAAGGAATTGAACAAAGGCGCTGACGAGATTATCGACCGAGTAATGGACGAATATAACAACCTTGACACTGACGGCATTTTCGCCATCTATGGGGAGGCTGCATAATGAGTGAGCCACTAATGATTAACCAGGTTGTGCCGTACAGTTTTGGGCACAAAATCAGTTCAGGTAAAATTATAGGCATCCGAATCACAACCGACATTATAAGCGGAACGGCAGGGGTTGGAGTATTTAACGACTACAGCTATACGATTGCTGACGGTGATGCTATTCGGAGTGATTTCAAACAGCAAAATTTCGATGAAGCTGGTAAAAAGCGAATTGAGCAATTACGCAAAGTTTTGCGGAGTGAGGGGATTAGTTACCTCGAATTGTCAGAACTTGAAAGCCTAAAAGATTATATCGATGACGGCGACGTTGAAATGCTTGAAGCATCCGGAGTACCAGAACATGAATGAACCACCTAAAGAAATGACACTTGCAAAATTGGACGTGCTTATCATGACAAACGGTGAAATACTATGTGAGGGGTTGACTGTCGGCTGGGTCGGCACTAATATGAGCAAACATTTGAGTGATTTTAAGGACGCAATTACGGGCAAACCGATTGAGGAGAAAAAATAATGGTTGGGCGATTCATCTTCAAAGGTGAGAATGGAAGTATGGGCTACATAACCGGAAAGACTTATTGGCTCGAAGTACAAGAGTACGACGACCGATATGTGCAAATGTTTCCGATTAACCCGTTACGCAAATCTTGCCCGTATCAAAATATTAATTTGTTTCACGAGAACTGGGAGCGACGATAATGGCAAAATTTAGACTACAACTACCAGAGGAAAACGGACGTTTGCCCTATCCATATATTGTGGATGAAAACGGGCTTGTCGGTCGCCAGGATTTTTGGAAGGGCAACCCTTATAAGTTGCTTGGATTCAACAGCCGACCAGTGAGCGGTGAAATGGATGTGGCGCAATTCATTCAGCTTTATATGTCAGATTTGCCAATTCCAGCCGAGGATATCATGCTAGGCGTGGGCAATTATGGAGTATTCAGCACTAAAGACAATCAATGGTTTACGATGACTGAACCGTTTGCAAGTGTCATGGAATTAGATGGCAAATGAGATACCACAGTTCGGGCGAATGCTCAAAAAACATGGTCTCATAATTCACCCGACCGACGGTAGCCATACAGGAATATACAGAGGTGGCAAGCGGATATATACAATGGGGGCAACACCCAAAAACGCTTATCACGCCGTCGAGAATACGATTAAAGACCTAGTGTTGGCAAAGCATTTACCCGACAACACAATATACAGAGGCAGAATATATAAACGTAAACGACCAGAGAAAAGGATGCACGACTAATGTACGATTATCAATTGGAGTATTTGAGCAAACTACCCAAAAGCGATGCCGTGATGGCAGCTGAAATGGGTACGGGGAAAACTCGTATGGCACTTTATGAAGCAAACAAGCGATTTCCAGGCGTTGCACGCCTAGTAATCGCTCCTGCGAGTGTCGTGAGGGCTGAGAGTTGGCAACGTGAAGCCCAGGCACTAGGTATCGAAGAACCCGTCGTGATGAGCTATGAAACCATCCGACGCCGACCCGAAACGGTTGAGCAGTTGAGTAAAAGCAAGTTTTTCTTAATTCTCGACGAGAGCCACGCAATTAAAGTGCCGACAACTAAACAGGCACGAGCGGTCCAAAAGATTCGCAAGGGAGCCGTTCAGACATTTCTATTATCTGCGACACCAATCCCGAACGGTTGGAAGGACTGGGCTGGCTATAGCATCCTATTGGGGCACACCAAAAACTGGACCGAATTCCGTGAAAAGTATGAAGTTCGCAAAAAAGCATTCTTCGGCAACTTTTATCAGACGGTTGGATATCGCAACGTGAAAACTTTGGAGGCACAATTTGAGAGCGTAGCACGACGTCTCGACCGTTCTGAGGCCAATGAGTTACCTGACAAGCAATTCATCCAACTCAGCATCTTACCGTCGCCTAAGTACACTAAAATCGAGCGTGAGCGTATGTATAACGGTGAGCCATTGGACAATTTCCCCAAACTCATCAACGCACTGCGCCAATCGACTATCGAGACACGGGTCCCGGACCTCACAACTATTTTGGAAGGCACCAACGAAAATGTCGTGGTTTTCTACAACTATAAGTTGGAGGCATCCGCTATTGAGAAAATCGCCAAAACACTGAAAAAGAAAATTTTTTATGCCAACGGCGACAAACACACGTTACCGAGCAAGGGCACATGGGATTCAATCGAAAACTCTGTGACAATTGCTCAGTACCAATCAGCTAGTGAAGGTGTTGAAATGACCTATGCGTCCATTTGCGTTTACTTTTCACCGACATACAGCTATAAAAACTACTATCAATCACAGGGTCGATTGCACCGTAACGGCCAGACAAAGAAATGTGTGTTTTATGAATTCGACGTGGTGAAAACCGTTGACGACCAGATTTGGAAAGCACTTAATAATAAGCAAGATTTCGATACGAAATTGTGGGCGCAAAGCGAGCACTTCGACGTATCACAATCAGGCTCACCATTTTAGAAAGGAGAAATATGTTAAAAATCATTATCGACCTAATCATTGTATTGTCGCTAATCTTGGCATTCGTGACCGGCACCATTGCGATTTTCAGTAAAAAGAACCGCAAACAAGACGTGAAAGTTGCGTTGATCGCACTTGTTATCTGGTTATTTGCCAGTTGCATGAGCGCACTAATCAGCTAGTGGTTATTCACCACAAAATTCGCTACATATAGCGTTGTACATTCACCACAAATTTGATAGACTAAGGTAAGTTATAAGCGAAAGGACGCAAATTATGACAGAAAATCAAGCCAATCAATTGGCCAAATCACCATCAACCAAAAAAGCATTAGCGGTACTTGCAAAGTTCGCTCAAGCTGAGGCAAATTTCAAAGAGCTCGACGCTCAACGTAAAGAGGCCGAAGCGCAAATTATGGATGCGATGGAGCAACACGGTATTGATAAGATTTCAGGCGACTGGGGTTACATCACTAAAGCTGTTCGCAAGTCATTTAAGGTTATCGGCGACGAAATTCCAGCAGAGTTCAGTAAACTTGCGCTCGACACTAAAAAGGTCGCTGCTCACGTTACACTTACTGGCGAATTGCCAAAGGGTATCGAGCAAAACGAAACAACGTATTTGACGAAGAAAATCAGTCTGTAATATGAAAGAAGTTAAAGTTAGCGGTGACATTGTATCAATTAATGGACAGGATTATTACATCTTTCCGCAATACTCTATTGCGACTGATGATGATGATATTGCCTTAACTATCAATAATGCACCAATTCACGTTACGTGGATGGTGCGCAAGCTTTATGTTTCAGATTACCAAGCTGAAAAAATTACTCCATCAGGAGAACAAATAAATAATGGTAACGACTTATGGTAAGTCTCGAAAACTACCTCGCTGAGCACCCTGATTACCCTAATCGGGACTATCTGTTCACGAGGTGGCTCAAGCTGTTAGAAACGATAATGGGGGAAGAAATCAATGGGTAAAGGCAAACGATTGCGTGGGCTGCGGGCCAACACAATTTTAATGGACGAGCAACCTGATGAAAACCAAAAGGTTGAGCCGACCGTACAACAAATGAAGGACCTGGGGATGCAAGAATTTGAAATTGCTGAGCCAAAACTTCAACCAAATAGGGCGCAACGACGCTATTGGTTTAAGAGGAGGAATAAAGAAAAATGATGCCATACTGCGCCTGGGGAGGATGCCAACACGTTGGCGAAAACCATATCGATATCAACGTTCCATATCAACACCCGTATCTTTGCGACAAGCACTATAAAAAGCTTCTCAAAAAATTAGGGATTAAATTGGAGGACAAAAAATAATGGCTCGCTTAATTATCATCCTGGGAAATCCAGGCTCCGGCAAAACGCAATCACTTGCCAATTTTGGCAAAGACGAAATCAGTTATATTAGCGCAAGCGGTAAGGAAACCCCGTACCCAGCGCAATTTGATATGGTAACAGTCAACTCCATTAAAGAGGCCGACAAGATGGTCCAAAAGGCAACCCGACCGATTGTAGTTGTTGATGACACGAACTTCCTGTGGGCGAAAGACTACAAGCGTGGTAAGGACCCTAAGAATGGTTTTGCCGTGTTCAACACGATGAAAGAGGACTTTTTCGACTTCCTCGAAAATATCAGCAAAAAGAAAACCGACCAAAACGTTTACGTTATGGCCCATCTTGATGCCGATATTGATGGTGTGAGCCGAATGAAAACTGCCGGTAAAGCGACGAGCGAAGGCTTGACGCCACCAGAAGGATTCACGAACATTGTCTTGAAGGCGACGGTGGACCTGGGCGAGTTCGTATTTGAAGTGAAAACTGATGGTACGGGCATCAAATCACCATCATTTGGTGAAAAGCCAATGTTCGCCAGTGAGACAATTCCGAACGACCTCAAAGAGGTAGATAAACAAATTAGGGAGTATTTTGCTCCAAAGAAAGGTACTAAATAACTATGAGTGCAGAAGCAGAAATGGCTAAAAAAGCAGCAACCGACCGAACAAATCACGTTAGCACCCTAACGGAATATCAACAGGGTACGTTTGAATTATTGGAGCAGTTAAGGTCACGACTTTCGCCAGTATCAAACCAAGCCGACAAACCTATGGAGCAGACTGGCCCGGCTATTGGTAGCCACCTCAGTTACAACGTTGATTACGCTCGCACAATCAACAACCAACTCCGTAACTTAATCGACGATTTGGAGATTTAATCATGGCCGAAAAGGGATTTTTGGACGACGTATTTGAAAAAATCGGTTCATACGAAAACAATCAGGGATTCAAACGTGGCACATGGCCAGTAAAGATTTTGATGGCTGAGGACGAAGTTGACAGCAAGGACCGTGACATTATCAAGGTATCTGTCGAAGGTGCGAATGGTGAAATTGGTGAAGCAACCCTTTGGATGCACTCCGAAGGTGGTGCCAAAATGGCCGTTACGAAGGTAGCTGGTCTCCTGGTCCACAATGCTGACGAAAGCAAAAAAGATTCGATTCGTGAGAATATCAAAAAGCTGCTTGCAAAAGCCAGCGAGATGAATGACCTCAAGCTCACTAAAAAAGTGCTGTTGACGATTATTGCTCAAAAGCTAATCGACAAAGAAGGTTTTGCTGTATCTGACCCACAAGGCAAATACTCGACCACTAAGTATGTTGACCTCTGGCACTACGAATTCCAGCTCGACGATGACGAAAGCGACGCTCCGGCAAATGCTGATGTCGATAAGGTCAAAGACGCTATGGGTGGTGGTGAGGACGTAACGGACGATGACGACATCGTATTACCAGAAGGCTTCTAGGCCCAAACCGTTAGTACCGCACATTGAGGGGCGTGTGGTCGTGATGCGAATTCCGGCCAACACGCCACCCTCGGAATTATATAAAGCTAAACAGTGGCAACGAAATCTTGCCAGAAAAATATCGAGGAGAGAGCTATGAACGACGATTTAACGAAGTATATTGATAGGCAGAAGCGAATTGAGATTATCACCGTATTGGTTGGACTTGTGACTGTAGTCGCTGCAATCGTATTGACGCTCATCTGGTTCGGCTGG